TCCTACTGAGGTTATAATAGATACTCATTTACAGCCTTATGTATTTGAGTTTCATGGTTTAATGTATGACGCAGGTATAGAGCTTAATTACGGTAGCTTGGTAATGATTAGATTCTCTTCAGATATGAGACCTCGTATACTAGGTATAGCATGGGGAATGAATCACAATACTACAATAATCAATATAAACAGCAGACTATTCTTTGGATTATCACATCAAGAGAGAAGGCTGCTAGTCTTTCATGAAATGGCTCACGATGTATTTGACCTACATCATGGGTCTATAGGTCTTATGAATACTCCTATGCCTTTAAACGTTACTAAAGGTATGGTAGATAGCTATATGGTAGAACTAATTAATCACATTAAAAATGGCAGGTAAAAAGAAACAAGAAGATAAAGATTACAATTCTAATTGGGGTGGAACTAGAGATAACTCAGGACGTCCTAAGAAAGAGTACATAGAGAACGTTAAAGAGATAATGTCAGAGCATATAGATCAGGATATGGTAATGGAGAAGCTAGGTGAGCTTATACAGAACGGTGACTATAGAGCTATAGAAATGTTCATGAAGTACGTACATGGTACTCCTAAGCAGATCATGGATATAACTACTAAAGGTGATGTAGATATTAACTTCACATTATCTAACCTAATTAAGTTTAAAGAAGACGAATAGTGATAGAATTAAACTCCAAATATAAACCCTTAATGTTAGACTCATCTAGATACTTCGTACTCACAGGGGGACGTGGTTCAGGTAAGTCTTATAGCGTTAATATAATGGCTCTATTACTAACCTTTGAGCCTAATCAGAATATACTATTCACGAGGTATACAATGACCTCAGCATATACATCTATTATACCTGAGTTTAGAGATAAGATAGACTCTCTAGGACTTACTGAGTACTTTGACATCAATAGAACTGAGATAACTAATAAGGTCACAGGTAACATGATATACTTCAAGGGTCTTAAGACAGGCTCAGGTAATCAAACAGCAGCTTTAAAGTCTTTATCTAATATAACTACGTGGATATGTGATGAAGCTGAAGAGATACCTTCTAATGAGCTATTCACTAAGATAGACTACTCTATACGTTCTAAGGAGACACAGAACAGAGTCATAATGGTATTAAACCCTGCTACTAAAGAGCATTGGATATATCAGAGATTCTTTCAGGATGCCGGAATCAATGGTGGTGCTAATGAGACTAAAGGTAATACTACATATATACATACTACATATCAGGATAACATAGATAACCTAGGACAGTCATTCTTAGACTCAATGGACACTATGAAGCTTAGAAGACCTAGTGAGTATGAACATACTATAATGGGTGGATGGAGAGAGAAAGCTGAGGGAGTTATCTTTACTGATTGGTCCATAGGTCAATATGTATCACAAGGCATAGATGTATTTGGGGCTGATTTTGGATTCTCCACAGATCCTTCTACACTGTTGTCTACAAGTATAGATAAAGCTAATAAGCGTATATACATAAAGGAATACCTTAATAAGCCTAGCCTTAATACATCACAGCTAGGAGAATTATTTAAGCAATATGCAGGACGTAATACTATTGTAGGTGACTCAGCAGAGCCTAGACTAATATCAGAGCTTAAGAGATACTGTAATATAGTACCTACTATTAAAGGACAGGGATCAGTTAACTACGGTATAGCTTTACTACAGGATTATCACTTAGTAATAGACCCTCAGTCTACTAATGTAATTAAAGAGCTTAATAACTACCAATGGAGTGATAGCAAAGCAGAGACTCCACTACAAAACGGCTTTGATCATCAAATAGATAGTCTTAGATATGCTGTATCTTATCAATTAGCTAATCCAAATAAAGGTAATTACTACATAGGATAAAATTATTTTCATTTATTTTACAGGTTAAAATGCATTTTTTTTAAAAAAAGTTGCAAAAAAACTTGTGAGAACTATTTATGTGTTGTATATTTGTAGTGTCAATAAGACATAACAAAACAAAAAACATTATGTATTACAAAACAGCAGACTTAACAGAAATTAAACAAGACCTTATAGATTCTAAGGCACATGACCTAGAGTATTCATTCTACAGGACTCAGGATCTAGACGATGACACTATCAACTACTTAATGTCTGAATATGACCTTGATATAGATACGCAAGCTATAAGTATCATAGCAGGTGATATAGAGCAGTTATTCTTATGTAGAGTTACTGACGATTGGTTGTCTTTAGATGAGTGCGAGTACAATTTTAATTCAGAGTACTAATGGAGGTAATGGTAGTTAATGGGGATAGATACTTATTGAATGTAAGTAGCCCTGCAGTAGATAAGACAGCAGATACTATATTAGCTCACTATCCTAGTGATGCCTTAGTAGAGTTTGATACACCTAATATGAATGATTTTAAAAACGTTATAAGATGAATAAGAAAACACCTAAAGAGATAATAGAATACGCATGGACTAACCCTTGCACAGTAGAGGTAGAAGTATCTAACTGCTGTGGATCAGAGCCTAGCTACTTAAATGATAGCTTATGTAGTAACTGTTTAGAACAAACAGAGTTTAAATCGTTATAAGCATATGAGACCACGTAAAAGACATACACAAACTAAGCATATATACACACAGGACCACTCAGATCTATTAGAGTTATTCAAGCAAATGGATAAAAAAGATAAAGAAAATAATAAACTTAAAAACAAATAACATGAAACATAATTGGACTAATGAGGATCTAAAAAATACGTTAAACATTATATTAAGGGACTATAACCGTAAAGAGTGGTCAGATGTATTAAGTAGTATATCTGCAAGTATAGGCACATCTATAGGATCTGTTAAAGCTTTATATACATCATTTAAACGTATATCACAGGGTTATGAAGCTAATCCAACTAAAGGAGGTGTAGGATGTAATTGGGGTCAGAACGTAGAAGATGCTTACAATCAATGGGTTACAGATAATAGCATAAGTAATTCAAAAATAAATGTAATTTTTTCTTAAAAAAACTTGCACAGTATATAAATAAGTTATATATTTGTAGAGAACAAAAAAACAATATTATGAGCAACAGTACAGAATTACTATTAGACTATCAAGAGATGGCTATCGTAGCTTTAAGAGCTGAGGTAGAAAAACTAAAAACAGATAACGAATTATTAACAACTTTAATTAAACACTATGAAGACATTAATCAATAATATACTAATAAGACTAAGTATAAAGCCATATAAGGCCGTTACTCTACCTACAGGACTAATCGTTAAGCACTATGTAAATGGTAAGCTTATAGCGGATGAAAGAGACACTAGATATGGCAAATAATCTAATACATGAACTAGCTAAGTCATGGGCTTTCAATGAGAAGGAACTAAAGGTCTATCCTGAAGTAGTCAGAGAGACTTATAAGACCACTAACTCTAAAGGCAAAAAGGTAACCATGAATAAGGTTAAGCTTATCGTACAGATAGGTAACAGCAGACATGTAGGTACTCAGTTATATAAGCAAGGCTTAGAGATGGCTAATAAAGCTAACGAGATCTATATACATTATTATAATCAAAGAAGTCAGTAAGATACTAGCCTATAAGTGAAGATAGGTCCCCTTCAAGGTCATAGCATGAGTGATTGGAGGGGTTAAATATTTGTTTTGTTAGCATTAGCTCCCTTAGGGGGGCTTTTGTTGTTATATATATTCTTTGTAGTTGTTTTTAAATAAAGAAAACCTTATGAAGATAGAAGTACCACAAGATATAAACGACATCACTGTAGGTGAGTACATTAAGTTTAGTGAAATAAACAAAGACGGAACTGACGATGAGTTCCTAATTCACAAGACTATCAATATCTTTTGTGGAGTTGACATGAAAGACATTCTTAATATGTCCTATGAAGATGCTGAAGTGGTAGCTAGTGACGTATTTCACGCTTTATCTACTAACTGTAATTTCTCTGAGAGATTTAATTTAAATGGTGTAGAGTATGGATTCATAACGTCATTAGAAGGTTTAACTCTAGGTGAGTATATTGACTTAGAGACTTACTTAAAGGATCAGAAAGATTTACATAAGGCCGCTGCTGTAATGTACAGACCTGTAGTTAAGAAATATAAGGACCTATACGAGATAGAGCCCTATACGTCTAATATAAAGAATCAAGAGCTAATGAAGCAAGCGCCTGTAGGAATAATATCTCAAGCAGTGGTTTTTTTTTACAATATCGCAAAAGAATTGTTGAAGGGTTCCCTAATCTCTTCGGAGAAGGAGAGTCAGAAGTCGAAGATTATTCAGCAGCAGCTCAATTCGCTACAAAACATGGTTGGTTAAACTCGATATATGCTTTAGCTGATGGTTATGTAGGTAATTTTAACGCAGTAACTAACACAAACCTTTTGACTGCTCTAACGTGGTTAGAATACGAGAAAGAAAAAATAGAAATAGAAAATAAAAGATAATGAAAGCACTTTTTAATTTAACAGATGCAATACAAGAAGAGTTAAAGGCTAATGTCCTTATTAATTCAGTCACTTATGGTGACATGGATGAGGTAGAGCTAATGAAGTCCAATAGATATCCTATAGCACATGTAGGTATCTCTACAGGGACCATCTCAGATGCTACATCAACTATAAACTTAAGCGTTATATTCTTGTCTAACGTAGATGAGCCTAAGGCACAAGAAGAGAGCTTCAATGACTCTGAATTATACGTACAAAATAACATGCTATCAGCAGCAACTAAGTTAGTTCAAACACTTAAGAGAGGTGATCTATACGGTGCCGGGTTTCAATTAGAAGAGGATGCTAGTGTAGAGTTTTTCTCTGACAGATTTACAGATAATGTAGCAGGAGTTGCTATTGATATGGTTATAACTATAAAGAATTCAGTGTCAGTATGTTAAGTATTTCTACTACATATCCTTTAGCTACTGAGGTCCTGCATAAGTGGAAAAAATACGTTGTATCACAAGGTAGGCGTAATTTATCACTTAATGGTACTAGTAAAGATGGTAAACTATACACTAGCCTTAAAGGTATTATAGATAAGAGAATGAATAGAAGTGCTAAGGGACGCTTTACAGGTGGATCAGCTTTACCTTCACTTAGATTCGAGTACCCTGCTTATGGTGAATTCTTAGATCAGGGTGTCACAGGTACTAATCCTGATAAAGAAGGTCATGTATCTAATGGTAGATATAGCTTTAAGAAGGGTAAAAGAAGTATTAAAGTAAAAGGTAACTCAGCACTAGCTAGATGGGCTGAAAAAAGAGGCTTGAATAAGTGGGCTGTAGCGAAGTCTGTGCATCAAAGAGGTATAAAGAGAACACTATTCTTTACAAAGCCCTTTAAGGCACGTTATAAGGCTTATGTAGACATGTATAACAGCGCTGCAGCAGACGATATAGCTAATAACATAGCAAACCAAATGAAAAAACAGATTAAAACTAATAAAAAGAAATAAGATGAAACAAAGAGTTAACTTAAGAAGCCCTTTATTTATACAGCATACTTCATTACCTGCTCAGGCTGCAGCTACTAACTACTACCTTAGGAGTCAGGAATTAAATTCATCGCCTAACTCAGGGGCTAATGTATCTAAGGCTTCAAACATTAAGACAGCTCCTGATGGGACTAATACTGCTGAAACTTTAACAAGTTCTACAGACTCATCTACTAGTAAGTTTCACGTACAGAACGTAACGTTAACATCTGTAGGTGAGTACACTTATTCAGCTTATGTAAAGAGCTACGGTGAAAGATATGTAGACCTACTAGCAGCTAGAAACTCCTCACCCTTTACTAATTGGGCTTTATCTAGGTTTGACTTAATGGAGGGTACTGTAGTTAGTACTACTTTTGGATCAGCTTCTATAGAGTACATTAACAGTGGATGGTATAGAATATCTGTTACAGGTAGTAGTGTTAATTCAGGTTCTCAGTTGTTTAGGATAGCTTTAATGAGTACAGCTCCTAGGTTTAGTGGGATTATAGCTTGGGGTGTTCAAGTTGAGCAAGGCGAGTTGAGTTCTTACATCGCTACGACCTCTTCATCTGCATCAAGAAGCGCTACTACTACGACTGATACGTCTGAGGCTACTGCAGAGCTTAAAGTATGGAATGGTAATTCTAGTTATAACTACGACAGGATCAATGTATTCAAATATAATAAGCAATTGACTAACGCTGTTCATGTAAAACAGTCGGCTGTGGCTGCTGAGGAGGACACTAATATAGCTCCTGATGGGTCTAATGATTCAGATAGCTTAACATCTTCATCCTCATCGACAGCTAATAAATATGTACAGCAAGTAGTTACTACAACAGAGACGGGGTTTCATACGTTCTCTACTCATGTAAAGTCAAAGGGGGTTGATGAGGTTGATTTATTGTTTTTTAGAAACTCCTCACCTTATACAAATTGGGGTTTGGCAAAGTTTAATATTTCACAGGGTACTGTAGTAAGCACTACGTTTGGTACTGCTAGAATTCAAGATCTAGGTAATGATTGGTATAGGATATCAGTTGCAGGTAATGTAACATCTTCAGGGAGTACAGGAGCTAGGATAAGCTTACCTACTAACACTTCTACAGGTGATGGTGTTTACATTTGGGGTTCACAGTTAGAATTAGGTACTTCTGAAACAACGTTAATAGAAACAACGTCATCAGCTACTACGTTTAGAGCCTATGAAGATGAATCACCATCTGCTATAACTTACTCATTATCTAACAATCCTTCGAATGGACTAGTTACTTTTGAAATATCTAGCTTAATTGGTGACTACATAGAACAAACAACTAGTAATAGTTCGGGCTCGGTATGGGCTAAGGTTTCGTTAAGCGATGGTGTGCAAATACCTAAAGAATACACGTTCTTATCCACTGAAGGCTATATAAGTAGCTACGAGCCTATTCAGACATACTTAAACGCTCCAAAAGACGAGGTTTCAATGCAGTCTAATGACGTTATTATAATACCTGAAGGTGAGTCTCTAAGTGTGCCTATTTACGCTCAATACAACTCATACTACACTATAACTAACTCGGGATCTACTAGTTCACCTATATACTTCTCTAACTTAAGTAGTAGTTCTACTCAGATAGAGTATGTTCAACTCAGTTCTGATGATACTTCTTTAAAACTATACGTAGACTCTATATTAACTGAAACTTTAACAGTACAAATAGCTGAATGCAGTAAATATGCTAATAATAGACTAATGTTTGTTAATAAATCCGGAGCTAAACAAGAGTTTTTTGTTAACATGAAGTCGATAGAGAAGATTAAAATTAAAGACAGTGGTTTCAACAGAAACGTAATAAACTACGATACTTTAACTATTGATAATGGTATGCATGGCTATAAAAGAAACGTATCTGAAACTAGAGAGATGTTTACACTGAATACTCCATTCTTAGATGAAGGTAATGTACAAGCTTTTGAAGAGTTGTTACTATCTGAGTATGTTTGGCTTAGTAAAGATGGCTCTGATTACTTACCTGTGACTATTAAAGATAACTCAATGACTAGAAAGACTCACCTAAACGATAAGCTTATACAGTACACAGTTAGTGTAGAGTCTTCATTTAACTTAATAAATAATCAAAGGTAATGAATTTAAAACTAGATATTTACGTAGAAGGTCAAAGATTAGACTTATTTAAGGATGAAAATGTAAACATAAAAGCATCTTTAAAGGATTCAATGAGTCCTGATAAGATATTTACTTCAGTATCAGCATCTTACGTAGTACCTGCTAGTAAAGCAAACAATAAGATTTTCAAACATTACTATAGAACTGATATAGGTAATGCTATTGACGCTAGGTCCTTCTTAGATTGTGAACTTAAACTAGGAGGTGTATTATATCGTCAAGGTAACTTGACTTTAGAGAAGGTTAAAATGAAGCATGGAGAGGCAGAGAGTTATTCTATAAGGTTTTACGGTAACTTAACTGAGTTAACTAAAAGAATAGGTGAAGATGAACTAATGGACTTGGACCTTGAATCTGATAATATAGATGATCCTAATTGGTTAACTGAAATGACTAGAACCATGAGCTCTCAACCGGCTGTAGCGTTCCCTGTTATATCTAACAAGTCTAGATTGATATATGATAGTGCAAACAGAAACTCTAGTGCTATTTCTTTTGGTGAAAACTACACTAATATAGCCTACTCAAGCTCTTCACCTGCTAATCAATACGGAATTAATACAGATGAGCTAGTAGGTGCTTATAGATGTGGTAATATAATAGATGCTATAGAGTCTAAGTATGGGATAACTATATCAGGTGCTTTAAGAGCTCCTTACGTATCTAACTATAGATTGCTATTGGATGGTGCTCAGAAGGAAGGTACTTCGTTGAGTTCCTTTGAAAACTACTCAGCAGGCACATTTAGTAGGTCGGCAGACAGCTCATTGGTATTTACAACGTCATCAACGGGATTTACAGGCACATCTAATGTGGCTAGAGCGTCAAACAGGATAACTAGCGTATTTTTCTCAGTTACTTCTACTTCGTTAAGTGAGTACAAGGTTTATTTGTTAAGAGATGGTAATAGAACTACTGCATCTCTAAGTGATGAGTCAGGGATTAATAACTACGCTAGGTATGAGTTCACAGCTGACGATGGAGCTCTTGATTATAAATTCGAGTTAGAAGCGTCGGGGTCAGGTTCTATAACAGTTAACTATTATTTTAAACATTTCTACTATTTAGGTACTCAAATCGGGTTCGTCACTGACTACTCTACAGCAGATAATATAGATGTTTCTGTAACATCAGGAGCAGCAGGGTCTAAGTATAGTGTTAAGGATAACTTACCTAAAATGAAAGTAAAAGACTTCTTAACTACTCTTTTTAAGCAATTTAACATAGTAACTGTAGTTGATTTACTTGATGTAAAGACATTTCATTACGATTATTTTATGGCGAGTGGAGAGACTATAGACATAACTAAGTATGTAGATTCATCTAACGCTACTATATCACCCCCTAATTACTATAGTGGATTATCTTTTAAGAATGAAGAGCCTATCACGTACATGGAGGAGGCTTATTTCTCAATAAATCAAAAGAACTATGGTAGCTTAGAATATTTAATAAAAGAAGACGATAGCAAGGTAGTAGGATCAGTTTACGAAGTTAAGACACCTACTCAAAGAATACCTGTAGAAAGGTTAACCGATCAAGCTGACTCATTAAAGTCAGATACAATGACACTTCAATTAACCGATCTTAATGGGGACTATATTCAGACAAAACCCGTGTTCGTATATTGTACAACTTACTATGCTCAAGACTCCACTAATTGGTTAGCTTTAAATGATGGTTCAGGGTCCGTAAGAGTCTTAAATAGACATTCAATAGTAACTAATCTTTACTATCAATTTCAATCTTTATCTAATAATACTGCAGTATGTGGTAATTATTGGGGTGCTGAGATTGACGAATACTTTGCAGACAATAGATTTTCAGGACTAGGACACTTCAATTGCTTTTGGTATAACTACGTAACTCAAGCTTTTGACTCTACGACTAGGTCTATAGAAGTATCTGCTGAGTTACCTATGCAAGCTATGTTATCAATTCAGTTAAATACTAAGCTAGTCATGGGTAGTAATACATACTTAATAGAATCAATGAATACAAACTTTACTACGGGAGTAACCAAATTTAAGCTGTCTAGTATAAGTTCAGGTTTACTAGAAAACTTAAAAGCATCTTCTATTGACGTAATTCAAGAAGACACTTCTAAAAGCAATGTAAGAATAGTATACATGTCTATATCTTCAGGTAGATTAGAGGTTAGTAATAGTTATAGTTTAATAGCTATAGGAAATGTTAAAAACGTTAGAGAGTATTAATATATAAAACAATAATATGGCATTTGGAAATATACAAAATAGAACATTTTACGAAATAGATGGAAAGAGAGTAAGTGATGTTTACGAAGTATTTAAATACATGGAGATTAATGGATTATCTACTTATGGTGGTCTTAAGTTAGCAGCTAAAACAACGGACACTTCTATATATGAGACTCCTGACGATGATGAGTTTGTAGGTATAGCTTCAATAGCAGCGTATAACGTATTATATCCTACAGATTTGGCTTTTGATCCTACTACTTTTGGGTCTAGTAGCGGTGTAAGTGGAGGTGATACTAAAGAATCAGCTTATATAGGTCCTGCAGAACCATAGTATTAGTTATTTTAAAAGCTTTTAAGACACTTTAAGTTATATATATATAAAAGTATACTTAGTTCACTTAGCAGTTGTTTAGGAGTGATGTATTTAAGCTACTTATATAGTATAGTTGTTAGTAAACAACCTTAATTAAATAACAATATATGTTTTAATTTGTAAAGTGGACGCAATTCTTCTAATAAAGTAGATTAATACTAGAGAAGAAATTTCTTATTATTAGATATTCGGCTAAACTTATTCAATCGGCTACTCAAATGACAATAGCAAGGAAAGACCTCTGACTTACCCACTTATCAGCACTCTAACGTGTTTATGCATTCTAACCTACCGGGAGTTATAGGAATAAAAAAAAGCCGCCCTGTAAAGTTTGAGTTGGTCACGCAAAGGTTTCTTTAGGCAGCTTTTTAAATGCTTTAGTTTCGTTATGTTACCTTGTGTACGTGACCCCATACATATTAAAAACAGATTCTAGTAGTTTTTTAACATTATACCAATGTTTCAGATACTAAACTCCCTTGTTTTTAAATAAAAGAATGATTAAGTTAATACAAGAACTACTAAGAGACACTGAGCTTAATACTCCTGAAGTTAATAGACTTAAAGGTAGATACAAATACCCTAGAACAATTAAAGATATTAAAAACTATATAAAATTAAGATATAATGAGTAAAGAAACAAGAACGGTTCACGTCAAGGTAGTAGATGGTGGCTCTATCAAGAAAACCTCTAAGGGTTCAGATAATTTAGGTAAATCTTTAAACTCCACAGGTAAAATAGGTGGAGCGGTATTTTCTAAACTAGATAGATTATCAGGTGGACTACTCTCTAGCATGAGCTCATTAGTTCCTACTATAGGAGGTGTCAGTGGATCGTTTAAAGTCCTTAGAACGGCTATAATGTCTACAGGGATAGGGGCTTTAGTTATAGGTGTTGTGGCTCTTATGCAAGCTTTCAAGAGAAGTGAAGAAGGGCAAAACAAAATGGCTAAGGCTATGGCTATGATAGGTGCTTTCACAGGACAGTTGTTAGATAAGGTAGCTGATTTAGGCGAGTTTATTATAGACGCTTTTACTAACCCTATGGAATCACTTAAGAACTTTGCCAACTTAATTAAAGAAAACATAGTAAATAGATTCGAGGGGATGTTAGAGTTAGTCCCTGCATTAGGAGAAGCTATAGGAAAGCTTTTTAAAGGTGAATTTTCTGAAGCCGGTAAGATAGCTACTGACGCTGTAGCAAAAGTAGCACTAGGAGTAGATTCCGTAACGGAATCACTTAAGAACGCAACTCAAGCAGGTAAAGACTTTGTAGCTGAGACAGCTAAAGAGGTAGAAGCTATGGCTCGTATAGCTGACTCTAGAGCTAAAATAGATAAAGATCAGAGACAACTTAATATTGATAGAGCTAAGGCTGACGCAGAAATATCAGACTTAAGAAGTAAGGCTGAGAATGCTGAGATGTTTACAGCTGCAGAAAGATTAGAGTTTACTAAGCAAGCTGCAGTCAAACAAGAAGAGATAATAAATAGAGAGAAGGCTATAATTGCTGAAAAACTAAAGAATCAACTAGCTGAGAATGCTTTAGGAAAGTCTACTAAGGCTGACTTAGATGCTGCTAACGCTTTACAAGTTGAGTTAATACAAAAAGAAACTGCTTTAAATAACTTTAAAAAATTAAACTTTGCAAGACAAAAAGCATTAAGTGCTGAAGCTAGGGCAGCTGCTAAGAAGGACGATAAAAATTCTAGTGATGAAGATAAGGCTGCATTTGCTAAGCTTCAAGAAGATTTAAACAAACTAGAATTAGCTCAAATAGACTTAACAGCTCAGGAGAAGTTAGACGCTAACAGAGCTAATCACTTGAAAGAGTTAGACGCTATGAAGATAGCAGATGATGAGAAAAAAGCTCTTAGAGGTCAGATTCAAGCCTATTATGATGCTGAAGATGAGAAACTAAAAGATAAAGACAGAGAGAAGGCTGACGCTTTAGTAGAGAAAATTGAGCAAGATAAAATGACTGACCTAGAGAAGTTAGAGTATCAAAAAGAACAGGACTTACTTAAGCTTGAAGGATTAGAAGGTTACGAGCAAGCTAGAGCGGATATAGAAACTAAGTTTAAAGAGCAGTCTGAAGCTTTAGAAGAGAATTCTAATAGAATGAAGCAAGACATGGCTATAGGCTATGCTCAATCAACTCTAGGAGCTATGGGTTCAATGATGAAACAGGGTTCTAAAGAGCAAAAATCTTTTGCTATAGCCTCAGCTACTATGGATATGTATTCAGGTATGTCTAAAGTATGGGGGTTATTTGGTACTCCTGAGGTAGCTTCAGACATGTCCATGAAGATAGCTGCATCGGCATCTATATTGGCTACAGGGTTATCTAATATAAGAAACATATCTAAAGCAGGTAAAGGTGGAGGAGGTTCAGCTCCTTCAGGTGTAGCGTCTGCTCAGCCTCCATCTATTAATGTAATAGGTAGGACGACTGCAGGAGAGAGAATGATAGGTAGTGCTATAGGCGACCTAGGTAATAAACCTACTAGAGCTTACATAGTAGAATCTGATATGGCTTCTAACACGGCTTTACAAAGAAGGGTTAATGACACTTCATCAATGGGTTAAGAATATACCTAAAAACTGTTTTTAAATAAAGGAACTTATGAATATATATGAACTATTAATAGATGAGCTTGAAGAGTTCTCCGGTGTAAACGCTATTTCAATTGTAGAAAACCCTGCCATTCAATCTGATTTTGTGGCTTTAGCGGACCAAAAACCTGTTATACTAGCAAGAACTAATGAAGATAAGAGAATCCTTATGGGAGCTGCTCTTATTCCTGATAAGCCGATCTACAGAAAGCAAGACGGTGAAGAGTTTTATATATACTTCAGTAAAGAGACAGTAGCTAAGGCTGCTCAAATGTTCTTTAAAAGATCTAATCACCAAAACGCTACACTAGAACACGCTCAGCCTATTGAAGGTATGACAGTCTTTGAGTCATGGATAGTAGAAGATACTGATTTTGACAAGTCTAAGAAATACGGTCTAGACGTTCCTGAGGGAACTTGGATGGTATCAATGAAAGTAGATGATGAGGATATTTGGAATAAATACGTAAAACAAGATAAAGTATTCGGCTTTAGTATCGAAGGTCAATTCGCTAATGCTCTAAGGTCTCAAGTGGACCAACCAATTCCTGACATGTTTTCGGACCAAAGATTAGATAAAGTACTAGCTGATCTATCTGAGATAGTTAAGAGTCACTACAGTAAATAATAACATTTTAAATATATAATTAATGGCAATACAAAGAACAGTTACAGGTGTTAACGATGGCTCGGATTTATTTCCTGACAATACTAACTCAAATAACTTTAATAACAACTCTGAATCAACTACGCAAAATGACTCCACAGATTACTTTAGTGGTAGAACTATAACTCAAGAAGAGATAAAGACATTGAGTCACTTTGAATATGACCCTACACAGGATCAATTAATAGCAGATAGAGCTATTGAAACTACTCTTAACTCACTATTCTTAGGTGAGCAACATAAAATGAGTTCAGGTTCTGAAAACATATTCTTTACCAACTTATCTAGTGACATCAACTTTTTTCCTATGTGGGGAGGGTTAAAGGATCAGGCTATTACAGCTAATCAAGGAGCTAGTGGTTTTATACCTCCTAGTGGTCGTGTATTTAGTGATATGTTTAGCTTACCTTTAGGTGGAGCTGCTGACCCTCTTACTGCTGTAGGGTACTCAGGAGACAACTACTTCGGTGTAACCATCTAAGGTTTAGGT